AACAGGCCGGCGTAAAACGAACCTATCTTTCAGCCGGAAAATTCAAAGCCCTCGGAAACGATGCAGAACCGCTTTCGGAATTTGCCAGGGAAGATAAGCAGGGCCGTCTCGATTATTATTATACGATGTTTGTTGATACGGTTGCCCGCAATCGCGGGACCGATTCGCAGACAGTCGTTGATGACATGGCGGATGGCAGGATATTTATCGGCCAGCAAGCTTTAGGGGCAGGCCTGGTTGACGCGGTGGGCGACTTTGACGCTGCGATTGAAATTGCATCCGCCATGTCTGACAAAAAGAAATCTCAATTCTCATTAAACGCTAATTTTGACAAAGGAGCAAAAAAAATGAAATTTAAAACTGTAGAAGATATGGTCGCTGCTTATCCTGAATTTACCAAGGTTGTTTTTGATCAGGGCGCGGCCAGCATTGACACGGAAAAAATGTCGGCTGATTCCGTCAAGTCCGAATGTGATAGGATTTTCGGATTCGCCGAAATCTTTATGGGCCCGGAAAACGGCAAAAAGTTCAAAGAGATCGTTGAGTCTGGCATGACACCCGAACAATATAAGATCGTTGCGCCCGAGCCAAAGTTTGCATCGTCGGAGGAAGAAAAAGATTTAAAATCCTCCATGCTCGCAGCGATTAAGGGCGCCGGCGCTCAAGATCCGGGTCATGAGTCCAATAGTGGAACCGAATCAGGCAAGGATTTTCTAACACTGGTGGCTGAATATCAAGCCATGCAGAAATCCAGCAAAACCGAGGCTATGCAGGCCGTCATGAAGGCGAATCCGGAAAAGCACGAAGCCTATTTGAAATCTGTCAACTAAACAAAATTTTCCTATAACGAAAAAATAAGGAGTCTATTATGCCTTGGAATGAAGGAATTAAAACTTTTCAGGCCGGTGAAGATTTGGCAGCAAAAAGACGTGTCAAGGTCGAATCCGGCACAGTTACAACCCCGCCGGAGGTGGTTTATGCCGGTGCTGGGGAAGTGGGCATTGGTGTCACTGAATACGCGGTATCGGATGGTGATAAAGTCGCCGTCAAACTGTTCAACCATCCCGGCACTTACGAAATCGAATGCATTGTAGATTCCGCTATTACCTATGCAACCGTATTGTATGGCGCGGCTTCTGGTATGGTGTCAGATGCATCCAGCGGCTCGACTGTTGGGTCGTCTTTAACCCTGACGGCAGTCGATAACGAGCATATCGAGGTTGCTTGGACGAATGTATTGTCAACCACTGCGGCAACCGTATCAGTCGCAGATTCTGGTGGTTTTACGACAACCACAACCGCCGAGGCAGCCCTTGCCGAAATTTACCAGCATCTTCTGAGTGCACAGAACTTTATCCCGATTCCGCTAACATCTTGGGTGATCGGCGATGCAACGAATACGGTTTCATTCGGCGGACCCGCAACAGATCCAATTTTGGATATGACAAACGGAGATACCGATAGCGCCCTTCGGTGGGTTTGGGCAGCGGCGAGCGTTGAGGAGCTTATCAACCAAATACCGCTCCCGCCCGATATCGATGTTGCCTCTGATCTGGTTCTGCACCTATACACCGCCAAGGACGCCGATGCGAACACCGTGACTTTATCTTCTGACAGTTATTTTATGGTCGGAGACACAAAAGTTAGCGATGTAACTGCAACTATCACACAGGCGGCAGCAGATACAATTATCACCATCGCTGCGGCAGATATTCCCGCTGGGGCTCAGACTGTGACGATTGAATTAACACCCAGCGCTCACGCGGGCGATGCTTTATACCTCTATGCAACCTGGTTGGAGTATACGCGGGTGATTCTGACCTCGTAAAATTTTGAATAGAAAACATTAACTTTGAAAATAAGGAGCAGATACAATGCGACCTAAAACAGATGCAGCAATTTATCGGCCCGATTTAGGCCAGGCGGTTATGGAATATGAGGAAGGGCCGAGCATGGCTTTTATCGGACCGCGTGTTATGCCAGTCTTTCGAACGGCGAATAATGCCGGGACTTATCCCGTAATTCCAAAAGAGGCCTTGCTTGATGCCGGCGATGATGACCGGGCGCCGCGTGGAACCTATAACAGGGATGATTGGGACTATGAGAGGGGAACCTATCAGACCGCAGAAAAAGGGCGAGAAGAGTTGCTTGATGATTCGGAACGCGAACTTTTTGACCAAGAGCAGCAGGGTATGGCTGAATTCATTTCGACCAAACGGGCTCATGATAAAATCATGAGAGCGGCAGAGAGGCGTATCGCTGCGATGACGTTTAATTCGTCAAATTTTTCCGCAAATTCCATTACTACCGAATGGGATACCGCGGCGAGTTGTACGCCCATTACTGATGTCAAAGATGCGGTCGCCGCGTTTCGGCTTCAGTGTGGCATGTTGCCTGATGCATTGATTCTAAGCTATAACGGCTTCCTGGATGCAAAACACTCCGATCAGGTTACTTCTCAGCTTAAATATACCTTTCCTGGGATTGACCTTGCGAACATGACCAGCGTACAACTCGCGCAAGCCCTCGGAGTGTCGGAAGTTCTGGTCGGGGGCGGCGTTTACAATTCGGCTGGAAAGGGCTTAGACGCTACAATTGCAAGCCTTTGGGATGATGAATACGCTGCGCTGATTAAAATCAGCAACGGACCGGACATCACCCAACCGGGTTTCGGCCGCACATTTCTTTGGACAGAGGACAGCCCATCAAATCCGATTGTCGAATCATACCGAGAGGAAACGCGCCGCTCTGACGTTTTCCGTGTTAGGCATCATATTGACGAGGCTTTTATTACATCCAAGAATACCAGCGGCACGGTGGTTAGTAATATCGCAGCGGCTTGCATGTACTTAATGGACAACATGCATACCTAAAAACGTGCGGGTGATGGTTTGCCCGCACTTAAAAAAGGAATCGTCATGGATCTCGAATCTATTTTTACGCTTGAAGAAAAGGACGCATTGCAAGTCTTAAAAAAGAAAGGCTTTGAGGTTTTCACCGATGCCGTAATTGAGGATGTCAGGTGGTTCGATAGTAGCGGCAAAAGAAATTTCCGAAGCCAGGTGCAACGATATGCCGTTGTAATGGTATTGCAAAAGGTCGGCAAGGTCGCCGAGATTGTCGAGGCCATCCCTGAGGAAGTGATACCGGTAAAAGAGGTAGTGGAAGAGGCAGTTGAAATCGTGGCCGAGCCCGTTATTGAAGTTGTCATGGAAAAACCAGCAGAGCCAATGCCGAAAAGAACCAGGAAAAAAAGAAGGTCGAAAAAATAATCAATGGCCTTGCAAACCCTAAAACAGCAGCATGCCGCAGATCAGGATTTGATGTATGCAACCGGTTTGCCCTGGATTGATCCTGCTCTTTTCAAGCCGACTGTTGGCGATCAGGTATCGCTCAATGTGGCCCATGACATTGGCAATTATACGGAGCCCGAAACCTATGAGACTAAAATAGTCGGGAAGCAGAACCGTATAAAATATCAGATTTCAAAGCTGGCGGTTGAGCCGGCGAGCCAGACGCAAAACAGGGATGGCGATGTTTTTGAAATAAATTCCGTTGACTATGAGGTGATCACCATTGAGGAGCGAGACAATCATTCTGTTACGTGTCTTGTTAGGGTTAAATCATAATGGCATCAGTTGTTATTGATAAATCGGATCTTTTGTCAGTAAATAATTCGCTTGCTGCCATAAAGGCCGGGGCGCCGACCGCGATCCGGCTTGCTACTAATGACTCCCTGGTTGCGCTTAAAAACGAATCTGCCAGAGAAGTTGGCGATAGAATAACGGCAAAAATAACCGCTATCAAAAAAGCTTTTTCAGTTAACAAGATGACCGTGAAAGACTTGAGCGCCGACATAACCTGTAAAGGCGACCCATTGCCGTTAGTAAATTTCAAGCACAGCGTGACCATGAAGGGTGTCAAGGTTCAGGTTTTCAAGCCGGGATCACCCTCGCTGGTAAAACATGCGTTCAAGGCTACAATGAAAAGTGGGCACAAGGGTATTTTTTGGAGAGAAGATCGCAAAAAGGGAATCAGGCCCAAACGATTTCCTATAGGGAAAAAAACAAAGCTTCCTTCACCGAAAAAACGATCAGCGGCAGAAATTAAAGCTGGTGTGACGACCTTTCAATTACCGCTTGAGGAACGGTACGGACCCAGAGTTCCTGACGTTTTTTACGATGATAAGGT